AGGTGTTGCACTACATTTACCAGAACCCGTATGTGAGCGTTGAGGACATCTATGCTTACGCGATGGACATCATTCGCTCGAACAACCGATTCGGCGGCGTCTATCCGTCCGACCGGTTCTTGCCGATCATCGACCTGTACAAACTTTGGCACATGGACAACCGCGCCAAGAGCACATCGTTGAAGGCATTGCAGGTCAGCATGCGTTCCGAGTCGGTGATGGAAATGCCGTTACCGTTCGACCAGCCTTTGACCAGGGCGCAGATTGACCAGTACCTCGTTCCGTACAATCGCCACGACGTCGCGGAGACGAAAAAGTTCGCGCACATTTCAATGGACGCGATCAAGTTCCGCATCGGGCTTATGGACACGCTGAAAGGCGACGTGCCGAATTGGAACGACACCAAGATCGGCTCCAAGATCCTCGAACAGCGGCTCGGCATTGACAAATACGCCGGCACGACACGCCGCGACACCATCCCGCTCAACGACATCATTTTCCCATACATCCGGTTCGACCATCCCGAGTTCAACCGCATCTTGAACTGGATGCGCGGGCAGACGCTCGCCGCGGATGAACTGACTGAGTCCATTCAAACCAAGGGCGTATTTACCGGAGTCAAGGCGACGGTCGGAGGCCTCGATTTCCATTTCGGCACGGGCGGAATTCACGGATCAGTCAGCGCGCAGCGGTTCGTCGAGGACGACCGCATCATTTGCGACATTGACGTCGCGGCGCTGTACCCGTCAATCGCCATCGTGAACGGGCTTTATCCCGAGCACCTGGGGACGCGGTTCGTCGAGGAGTACGCGAAGTTGCCCATAGAGCGCGGTAAGTACGCCAAGGGCACGGTGCAAAATGCCGCGTTCAAACTCGCCGCGAACGGCACCTACGGCAACAGTAATAACCAATTCTCGGTGTTCTACGATTCGAAATTCACGATGTCTATTACGATCAATGGACAGCTCCTATTGTGCATGCTGGCGGAACGGCTGTTGAAAGTACCAAGCCTGGAAATACTGCAAGCGAATACGGACGGCATCACCTATCGCATTCACCGCGTCATGGCACCGGTTGCGGAGAGGGTGCGATCGGAGTGGGAAGCGCAAACTCGCCTAAAGTTGGAGGAGGTGCGTTATCGTCGCATGTGGCTGCGGGACGTAAATTCATACGTGGCCGAGAAGCACGACGGCTCGCTCAAACTAAAAGGGGCTTTTTGGTTTCCGAATAAGTTCCCCGACGATATCACGAACGCCAGCCCGCCGGCGTGGCACAAGGACTTTTCCAACGTCGTCGCCACGAAGGCCGCAGTCGACCACATGGTCAACGGCACCGACATCGAGCGGTTTATTTATAGCCACCGCGACCCGTTCGACTTCATGCTGCGCGCCAAGGTGGACCGCTCGTCGCGGCTGGAGTTGGGCGGGCGCGAGATGCAACGGATCATGCGCTATTACGTGGCGGTGAACGGCGCGGAGCTGAAAAAGATCAGCCCGCCGGTCAAGGGCGCGCGGGTTGGGGATTGGAAACGGCGCAACGGTATCAGTGACGGGGAGTATGCGCGGGTGCTCGCGGAGGTGGGACCGGGCGTATGGGACGCTAGGATCCACACGGCGAACAAGAGCAAGTACGTCATCCGCGAAATGGCCATCGAGTCCGGGTTCAAGGTTGCGAATTGCTCGGTGGCTCGTGATTTTGACTTTAGCAACGTCGATTATGCTTGGTACGTTGACCAGGCCAAGCGCCTCGTTATAGGTTGACAATGCGCTTATACAAGCGTACTATGCGTATATTATGCCGCGCCGAACTAACCCTCTCCCCACTACCATTTATTGGCTTTACGACGTTCGACCCGAGACGCTGGCCCAATGTCCAGAGGGGCGTCCGTTCTACTGCGGAAAGACCGTTCAGGATACGAAGCGCCGATTCGAGGCGCACAGACACAATGCCCGTAAATATCCTGACCGAGCAATATCACGAAAAATAAACGAGTGCGGAGACCTGATCCGCATCCACGTGGTTGAAGTTGTTCCGGCAGATGGCGATTGGATCGCGCGTGAAAGGTTTTGGATACGGGTACTGCGCATCTTGAGTCATAGCGAACCCGTGAACGTGTCGGATGGTGGCGCGGGACCGACGGGCTTGGTCCACACTCCAGAATCACGCGCAAAGATGAGCGCGTCCAAAATGGGAACGGTGCTGTCGGACGAGCATCGAGCCAAGATAGGAGCGGCGCACAAGGGAAAGTTCGTCTCAGATGAAACCCGTGCGCGAATTGGTCGCGCTAGTGCGAATCGATCACCGGAGACACTGGCGAAACTCAGTGCATGGCAGATAGGTAGAAAACTGTCTGCCGAGCATCGCGCCAAGGTTAGCGCAGCGATGAAAGGCCGATTCGTCTCAGCGGAAACTCGCGTAAAAATGTCGATTGCGTCCAAGAATCGTTCCCCGGAGGCGCGCGCCAGACAGAGCGAAAGGATGAAGGGGAGGGTATTCTCCCCCGAAACCATAGCCAAAATGAGTGCGGCACAAAGTCGGCGGTATCAGAGATTACGAGAGGCTAATGCCCGCGCCTAGCGAGTTCCAAATCCAGCGCGCAGTGGTCATTTGGGCCGAAGGCATCTTCCGCAAAACCGAGCAGCGATGGAGTCCTGAACCGGCGCTCTTGCCGACCGTGGTCATGTGGCACACGCCGAACAATGGGCGCCGCGGGCAAGACGGCGCGCTGGAAGGCAAGTTCCTCAAAGAAATGGGCGTCAAGCCAGGCATTCCCGATCTGTTTTTTCTCCACGGCGGATTGTTCGGCTTGGAACTGAAAAAGGCGGACGGCTCGCTCTCCAAGGACCAGCGCAATTTGCACCCCCGCCTGGTCGCCGCCGGGGCGCGGGTGGCCACGGCCTATTCGCTCGACGAGGCCAAGCAAATTGTCCGCGGTTGGGGGTTGACAATACACGGCCGGTGAGTAGTATCGGCGCATGAACCGCGACCCACTCCACGCCCGCATCGCCAGTCTGCAAGACGAACTGGCCAAGGCGCACGCCCTGATTTCCGAGATGCGGATGGATCGCACGCGGGACGTTCACGAACTCTACGGCGTGGCGGACCTGACGAAGCGCGAGGCCGAGATCGTATCGGCCATCGCCAAGCACCGCCGCATCACGCACGACCGGCTGTTCTCGATCCTCTACGCGGATTCGGACACGACCGTCGGGATGAACACGGTGCAGGTCCAGATGGTCGCCATCCGCCGCAAGCTCGCGCCGCACGGCATCGCGATTAAGACACTTTGGAAAGTCGGTTACGAAATGGCCGCGGACGACGTGGCCAAACTGAGGGATTTAGCAGCATGATCTTCCCCTATCGCGTTCGCCACGATGTTGTCTTGCGCGCCTTGGTCGCCGTCTGCGTGCTCGTGGCGACTGTCATTGCGCTGTCCATGAGTGGTGCTTATGCAAGCCCGATCGAGTGCGGGCGGTTCGGGTGTCACGAGACGCGCCTGGTAGCGCCTGCCAAGCACCACGCCCGGCACCGCGTCCACCGGCCAACAAGGGACGCCAACGGCAACATTGCGGACAGCCGCTACTGCCACCCCGAGACTGCTGCCGGTCGCATCACGATCGCCTGTGACCTTGCCGACAAGATGCAAGGTTTCATCCGTGACGTGGTGGCGCGCGGCTTCAAAGGGCCGGTGCATTGCCTGTCCTATTCGCACAGCCATGTGGCGCACAGCCTGCACTTCGTCGGCGAGGCGTGCGACTTCGCGCAGCGTGGATGGGGAAAAACGGTGCGGGTGATGTACCACGTTCGGGACTTGGTGGCGAAGTGGGGCTTGCGCGACGGCTGCACCTTTCGGGACTGCGGGCATATTGATAGTGGTCGGTCGGTCGGTCGGGTTCGGATGGTGCGGCGGTGAGGCTCTACCAAGGCGATTGCCTCGACGTGATGCGCTCGCTTCCGGCGGGGTCGGTGGACCTGACCGTGACCAGTCCGCCTTACGACAATCTGCGGACGTACAACGGGTCGTTGAACGATTGGAACGCCGCCAAGTGGCAAGCGATCATTGCAGAATTGTACCGCATCACGACGGACGGCGGAGTGGTCGTTTGGGTGGTCGGAGACGCGACGGTCAACGGTAGCGAAACGGGCACCAGTTTCCGGCAGGCGCTTCATGCGATGGAGTGCGGGTTCAATCTCCACGACACAATGATTTATCACAAAGAAGGTCCGCCGCTCTCACACAATCGGTACGAACAAAAGTTTGAGTTTATGTTCATATGGTCAAAAGGTCGCCCCAACTCTTTCAATGGTATTCGTGAGGCTAGTCTACACGCCGGGAAGAAGCGAACCGGTTCGATGCGCCAAGATGGCGACGATCTTTCAACGAGAAACATCGGCGGAATCGTCGCGGATGATAAACTGCGCGGGAATGTGTGGCTGATTTCGTGCCAGAATGGCGGGACAAATTACAAAGCCGCGCACGTCCATCCAGCCATCTACCCTGAACAACTCGCACATGACCACATCGTCTCGTGGTCGAATCCAGGCGACGTTGTGTTCGACCCTTTCCTTGGCAGCGGCACCACTGGAGTCGCCGCCAAGCGCACCGGCCGCGACTTCATCGGCATCGAGCGCGACCGCGACTACTTTGCACTCGCCCTGGACCGCATCGCCCGCGAGCCGTGGCCCGGTCAGGCCCGGTGGGAGCAATTGCGGGCGCGGTTACAGGTGGCAGCGTGACCGACACCCTTGGATATGCGCCCCGCGGTCTGTCTCGTGACGAGGCGGCGCGCTATGTCGGCGTCGGCGCCACTAAGTTTGACGAGATGGTGAAGGATGGCCGCATGCCGCGGCCGAAACGCATTGACGGGCGTGTCGTTTGGGACCGCCTGCGCATCGAGGCGGCGTTCTCTGACCTGCCCGACGAGATGAAGGTCAACCCGCTGGACCGCATGCTTGCCGCGTCGTAACATGGCGCACAATGGGCGGAGATCATCCCTACGCTGGCTCTTACGAAGATCGCCACGGTAAACGCCGCTGGCGATTTCGCCGCGCGAGTAAAACCGTTCAACTGCCGGGAGCACCTGGCCAGCCTGAGTTCGAGGCGGCATACGCCGCCGCGCTCGCCGGCAAGCCGATTCAAAAGGCACAGGTCCGCCGCCTACCGACCGCCGCCTCACCCAAGTCGTTGCGCGCCGCGTGGCGCATTCTCCGCACCGACACGCCTGAATGGAAGCAACTCGGTTCGGCCATCAAAACATCGCAGACGGCCATAGCCGAAAAATTCTTGACCATGACCTTCGCCGACGACGACCCGACCGTGTTCGGCGACGTCGCCGTGGCCGATCTGCAGCGTCGGCACATCAAGGCTATCCTGGCCCGTAAATCCGACACGCCGCACGCTGCGGCACATCTCCTGCGCGTCATCCGCAAATTAATCGGCGTGGCGCTTGACCAGGGATGGATCGAGTTCGACCCGACGCACCGGCTAAAATTCCGCCCCGAGTACAAGGGCTGGAAAGCGTGGTCGGCGGAACACCGGACCAAGTTCGAAAAGCACTGGCCGGTCGGCTCTACGCCGCGCCTTGTTTACGCGCTGGCGCTCTACTTTGGGCACCGCCGATCGGACATCGTGAAAGTGCGGTGGGCGGACATCGAGACGGCTGGCACCAACGTCGTCCAGAAGAAAACCGACAAGGCGCTTTGGATCCCGGTGCTCGCCGACCTTCAGCGGGTGTTCGACGCGACGCCCCGGCAAAGCGAGTTCGTCCTCATCACTCAATATGGCCAGCCATTCAGCGCCAAGGCGCTCGGGATGCGAATGCAGCGATGGACGCACCTTGCGGGCCTCCCGGCGGGATGCACGCTCCACGGCCTCCGTAAGACGCTTGGCAAGATGTTGGCGGAGAGCGGCGCCAGCACCCGCGAGATCATGGCTATCCTTGGTCACGACGACATCGCGCACGCGGAACTCTACACGCGCGAGGCCGAACAGAAATTGCTCGCCACTGCCGGCATGGAAAAGCTGGCTAACCGCCGTGGCTAACCCGACTGGCTAACCCGACTGGCTAACCGCTAAATAAGTTATTGATTTCTAACGACCATGCTACTCCCCTAGGGAGCGCCAGCCCATAGCAAAATCAATTGGTTAACTCGGCGGTTCGCCGCGCTCGTTTCCCGTAGGTTCTCGTAGCGTCGGGCTAACCGCCGCCGCCCCTAAAACTCCTCCCAGATAATTCCACGGCTATTTCCCGAAAATGTGAAGTGCACGCCCTCGCGTTCGTAGTATCCTTGCAGGCGTGCGCGCAGGTCGAGACTCGCCTGTCCTTCCTCGACGCGCCGGATAGAACTGTCTGAAACGCCCGATCGGTCGGCGAGCCGCCGCACCGAGAGCGACAGTACCGCACGCGCCGCACGCGCCTGGCGCGGCGACATCGCCCTAATCGTCTGCATTTGCACCGACCCCCAAGAGTCACTCTCGGCGCGCAACATGGCGAAAATTCACGGTTTTTCAATGCTTGTCGCTGTTAACACTTAATCGGGAACCTGTGAACTATAATTCAACCGACCGTGAGCAAATTTTGCTTGCGGGTGAATAAATTTTGACTAAGGTTGTAGTTGTTAGTGCACACATGTAACGAACGGGTGGAGCGTGAAACAAATAACGGGGGCAGAGCGGGCGGCCTTGGTAGGCCCGAATTCAGGGGATGAGACCGACGACGGAATCGCGATGGCGCTACTCGATGCGGCTCGCGAGCTGTCCGAGGTCAAAGAGCGGATTGAGACGCTGGTGAACACGCACGCGATGCGTCGCGGTGTGAAGGTGGCGGCATAACCGAGATGCGAGTGGGCGACTCGGCCGCGCAAATGCGGCCTTTTTCTTTACCAGTTCAGTTTTATTCCGGCGAAACCGGATGGCTGCCATCCCGCGTACCACGTGACACGCTTGCCGCTGTAGCTCACGAACGGCAGCGGGATCCCGACGTGGAGCACGCACCACTGCCAACCCGTCTCGCCCAGGTCGTTGCGCTGGATGGTGCCGACCGGTGCGCGGCCGGTGACTGCGTAGTTTCTATCAGCCACACCGACGACGAAGCATCGGAAGTTCTGGAGCGGATTGCGCAGGACGTTCCATGTGAACCAACGCCGCCACTGCGGCCACTCGGGGTGATACCAGTCGGCTTGGTCGACGGTCTGTTCAGTAGCGTTGCCGAACCACCACACGGGGTTGATCTTTTTCCACGGTGAGACGGGCGTCCGGCCGGTGACGGTCGCGCTGGTTTGGTCGGCGTTGAATGTCCATGTTTCAGGCATTGACTCGCCCTTTCGGCGCGGTTAGCTTATGTTCCTACGCAATAGGAGAATAGGTATGCGTGAACAAAACGAGTACAACGAGCGGGCATTGATGGTGCTGGTGCGCGAGTCGCGGCGGATGGAGGACACCGCCGAGCGCGTGCGCCTAGTGGTCGAGGCGATGGCCAAGCGATCAGGAATTAGGGAGGCGCGAACGGAGGACGGATTCGAGGCGACTTAGTATGGCCGAAGCGGCACCAGGCAGCGGGCGATCGTCAATTAGATTCCCCGTCTCCATTGCGTCGAGCAAGATGGCGCAACAGCCAATGACGTGCCCGAGGTGGTGGACGCCGCTATCGGGCGCGCACTCCTCTCCGTCAAGATAATCGGCGAGATGACGATACGCAGCGGCGATATAGGTCCGCGCCGGCACTTTCTTTTCGCGCCAGTTGTACGGGCCGTACTTTGTGGCACCGTCCACCATCGCATGTGCACCGTGAATGATCCCGGCCGAAGGTAACAGCGACAAATCGACCTTGCGGGCGCCGACGAGTGTTTTAGGGTTCACCTCGTCGTCGGGCGGGTTCGGCATCTTTCCCGACGTGCTGCAATGGGCGGTCAAATCGAACGCTCCAACAGGTCGGCCGCTTCCTTGGCGACTTCAATGAGTGCCGTGGTCTGCGGGGCGATCGCCGCGCTTTCCGGGTGAATGGCTGCGCGCAGGCGCGTTGTGACCTGTGACGTTGTGTCGATGCACTGATTCGTGGCGCGGCACCTGCCATTGGTGCAGGTCGCGGGGTTACACATTCCAGATTCGTCCACATCGTCGACAGAACATTATCCAGCGCATGCGAAACCGAGGCGACCGCGCTACAATCTGGTGGCGATGACGGTGGAAAATGGCGCACCAGAGGCTACGCATGTGCCCGCGCCTTCCGCGCCGCGATCTTCATCATGTTGGTCCCGTGCGCCCAATGGCCGTTCAAGGTGCGGAGGTTTGCCGTGCTTGGGTCGTCAAGGAACTTGGCAATCGCTTCGGTGATTTCGGAGTGGATCAGTTGCAACTCGAACCGGATGCCTTCCTCTTGGGCAAGAATGGCGGCGTCGTGCAGTTGACCCGGTGATTGCATACTATCCTCCCCGATGCGTTGACAATACACCAAGGGCGGGGCGTGTCAAGTCGTCGAGCGCACAGGGGGGAAGTTCTGCTTGTTCCGCCCGATCTCGCCGCCGTCCCGGTGAAGCGTGATCGACTGCATCGAACTGCCTGCGCGGTAACCGTGACTATGTGCAAACGAATCGCGTGGCACCGGCTGGCGAAACGACTCGCAGATGAGCGAGCCGACTTCCTTTTTTGTCTCGTGGTGGATGTGGCCGAAGATGCACCAGCGATAAAGCGATGCGTTCCAGTATTCGGGGTGGTCCTCCGCCATCATTATGTACATGCGCTCGGGTTTCATGGTGTGCCCGTGCGTGGCACCGATGTAATTGACGCCGAACAAGTGGAAAAAGTGGTCGTTGTTGCCGTCCTCCGGATCAATCTCCACGCGAGGCTCGTTTTCGTAGAACATGCCGAGCGATATGTTTAGCCAGCTCGCCGACTCGGGGTCGTGGTTACCCTTCAGATTCTTGACGATGACTTTCTTGTGCCGCTGCAGCGCGAAATCAATCGTGGTGCGCAGCGTGTTGACGCCGACCCAACGCACCTTCTGGCTTCGACCATCGACGTCCAGTTGGTGACCGGAGGCGGGCGTAACGTTGCGCTGATCGTCGGCGTGGAAAAAATCACCCGTGTTGATAATGACAGCGGTATCGGCGGCCGGCGAAAGTCCGATAAGGCGCTGCAGAGTGCTTTCGATTCGCGCCGTGCCGATTTTCAGGTCGTTCGACTCGCCCGTTTCCTTCCCGAAGGCCATCATGCCGGTATGCGGGTCGACGATCGGGTAGTAGTTGCACAGATCCGCGTCCGTATCTTTCGGCGGCGGGACGAGTTTGGCAAAGCCGCGGTATTGTTCGAACTCTTGCTTGATCGCGGAAACAAGGTGCGCCGTGTGGGATGCGTCCTCTCGCGTCTTGACCCACTTTGCCAGTTCCCGCCCGTTGGGATCCACCAGGGCGGAGACGCCCTTGATGCTATGCCCCGCAGGCACCGCAAACGTCTCACCCGCCTCGGGGCGCTGCTCCACCGACTTGCCGCGGGGGCCATCGGTGACGCGCGCAATGCGGAAGCCCGGCATTGCAGCGGGCGTGTCTAGCAACATCCCGCGCTCGGCGGCCGATTTAAGGTGACCTTGGAAAGTGGACCTAGCCAGTCCCGATACCTTAGCCGCGGCGCGCTCTGACCCATACTCTCGGTATAGGTCGGCGGCGGCTCGGCACTGTTCGTCGGTGTGACCGGCTTGTGCCATCCTAATTGCCGCGGTCCTTTGTCAGAAGCTCGAACAGATTGTCCAGGCGTTCCGACATATGCTTCACGTCGCTGCGCATCCCTTCGACCGCAACCACCGTGCGCCCTTCGGCGGCGACGAGCGCGTTATTCAAAGCTGCGTCACTGGCCTGTAGAACCGCGACATGTTTTTCCAGTTCGACTATTTTCTTGTCGCGCGTCGCGAACGCGCTATTGATCCACCGCACCAAGCCGACCGTGGCGCTAAGTACGACGGAAATAGCCGCCAGTGTGGTCCAGTCGAGTATCATTTCGCGCCGCAACGCGCGAACAGGTCCGCAGCGCCGTTCGTCTTGAGGAACGCCTTGATATCGGACAGCGGCACGGAGAAACTGAAGCCGCCGGCAGCCGTGCCGCGCACGTTCACGCCGACGAACTCGCCCGAGCCGTCATAGAGCGCACCGCCAGAATTGCCGGGCGCGATGGGTGCCGAGTGCTGCACAAGGCCGTGCTCGCCGTTGTCCGTAAGATCGCCAAGACTGCCGGCGAGTTGTAGGTCGCGATACGACCGCTCGACACTCGACACGATGCCCTTGGTCACGGTCGAATAGAGCACTGCATAGGAATTGCCGACGGCGTAGACCGTGTCGCCGCGAATCGGATCGGTGCACGCCAGAACGGCAGCCTGCGTCGCGGGCAACTTCGTCTGGACCTTGAGCAACGCCAGATCGAGCGCCTTGTCGGTGTCCACGACTTTATAGACGTAGCTGTTCGTCTGGACGATGCTCGGGCCGGCGTAGTATTCCTGGCTGACGGTGCCGGGACGGACGATCTGGATCTTCTCTTTGGTGACCTTGCCGTCTTTGTCGACCTTGTCCTTTTCGACCGTCTCATATTGGCTAGTGACGCAATGCGCTGCGGTCAACACATAGTTGCGGTTCGTGTCGATCAGCGTTCCCGAACAACCCTTGTTGACCAGGAAGTTCGTCTGGTCGATCTGCCGGTTCATGTCCGCGATCTTCCAGCCATCGGCGCGGGCGTAGCCAACGACGGCAAGGAGCGCCAGCACGACGAGGACGGGGAGCAGCCACTTGTTGAATTCGCGCATTACTGTGTGTCCTTTACCAGCAGCCGAGACGATGGCCGGTTTCGTTGTGGATACGGATTTGCTCGACGGTCGCTTTAGTGTCGTGCTTCATCGAATAGGTAATCGCCCGCCACGCCGCGCACTGCGCAGCGGTGTCAGTTGTCGCGGTTGTACTGGTCGCGCATGCCGGGAGTAGCAGGAGACTTGCCAACGCTACGCACGGCAGCAGCGTGCGCATCGGTGCCGCGTTGAACCGCAGCCTGTTCGGCTTTGTCCCACTTGGCTTGCACAGATGCTTTTCCATCGTGGACTCCGATTCCATAAATGACGGTTGCCCCGCCGATGATGACCGCGGCGACGAGCGCCCAATCGCGAATGTGGTTGATGTTGCGGCCGAGCCACGGGCCGATCAGCGGAACGGTTGTGGCCGACGCAGCGAGCGCCGTTGCGAACACGAATAGCAGGACGCAGAGCGTGATCGCGCCGAGGCCGAGTGCGTAGTGGGTCAGGATGGCGAGCATGTCAGCGCCTCATCAGTTGAAACAGCGCCAAGAACCCCTGCGCGCTCAACACGACAAGGCTGATGAACGCGCCGGCGCCGAGAACGAAAAGCGTGATTGCACCGATCATCGCGAGTAGGGGACTGGCCATTTGTTCAATCCTCCCTCAAGCACCACGTCCGCTCGCCCCAAGTGCGATCGGTGCGGCGGTTAACGAGGCCCTTGAGAACCTTACCGGCGGCGCGGGTGTATTGGGTGATGGCGTTGCAGCCGGCCTCGACGCGCCCCTTGTTGAGATAATCGGCAATGGAGGGGTGGTAGACGCCGGCCTTGTCGTAATGGCCCTTGCACACCCGACCCGGCCCAATGTTGACGGCGAGGCTAATCAAAGCCGCTTGCCGGTGTGGCGGGAATTCGTTGAAGCCCGGCATGCAGGCTTGCAGCGGGGCGGCGTAACGCGGCGCCAGTTTGGCCAGTTCTTCGGTACACTTGGCGCGGCTAAATTTCATGCCGGGCTTTAGCCACGGCCAGTCGTAATTGGTGATGCCGCCGCAGACCGTGGTCACGCCCGCCGGATCGAACGGGAGATGTTCGGCAACAAGATTCATTCCCTCCCAATGGCCATAAAGCAGGGCGGCGAGGGTGGCGGCGGTCGCGCCTAGGCCGGCCTTGCGGGCGACGCTCATTCGTCCCACCCCGGCTGCGCGACGAAGCGGAGAGCGAGGGTGGCGAGCGAGAGGCCGATGGAACCCGACACGAACCAGCCGAAAGAAAGGCTATCCTGGAACGCCGG